TTCTATATATTGCCATATTATTGCTCCTATTCTTCAAGTTCTGTCACATTGTTACCTTACTAAATCGTTGATATTAACTCTGAATCCGTCAAATTCCTTGCCTTTGCTTCTAACATAGGCAGACGTATCAAAGAACATCAAGTTACCCTCTCTGTCCGTTGCCATACTTACACTATTTCTTGTAAGGCTGCCTTTGAGTAGGTCAAGTAAAATCTGTATTTCCTGCTTTGTTTCGTCTTTCATTATTTGCCTCTCCATATTTCTTCATCAAGAATATATTGCCTGATAAATCTATCTGCGTACTGTGGGTGTATCATTGACCTTGCTGTTTTTCTGTCCACTCCCAATGGATTATCGCTTGTAACGTATCTTTGCTTCATAACATCAACTGCCTCTAATGGTTCAAAAATAAAATTATTTTTAGGTTGTAAACCAATGAACCAATATTGTGTAGGCTTTTTATAGTAATCTCCATTCAAAGTCCTGTCTTTGTCTATGACATTAGGCTTTAGGCACCAAAAATGTGTTAAATAATGCATTCCGCTAGTGCTTAATGGATTTTCTATAATCAGCCTTAGATGTTTTCTTTGACAGACAATAACAAATTTGTTAAGTACCTCATAAAACAAACTTAACTGCCTATGTCTTTTCATTGACACCTCACATTTTTGCTCAATAGTGTAATTCTTATATTGATAAGCTGTGCAGCATAAATGCCTAGGGCTTTGGTCTGAAAAATAAGTGCAAGGGAAAAATGCAAGAATCAAATCATCAGTTTTTATTTCATCAAACAAACTCGGTTCACCGTTGTACCCCCCCCTCTATCTCTTTGAAAAGGTCGGTAACATAGTCAGTTTCGTTAAATTCATTCTGAATATCATAGTCGTAGGCTTCAATTCCATACTTTTTGAAAGCATTCTTGAATGTGCCCGACTGTTCAAATAAACAATGTACTATCATTCTGTATCTCCTATAAAGTCAAATAAGTTCATCTGTGATGTCTCGGCTTTTACTCGGCTTTCAGCAATTTTATAATTTTTATCATCATTTTCAAATGCGATAAATTTTAATCCACAATTATGTGCCGCTATTGCAAAAGTTCCACTTCCTGCGAATGGATCCAAAAGTAGTTCACCATTTCTTGCAGATTGAGTAATCATATCCTCTGCAATATCAAGTCGCTTTTGATTCGGGTGTTCCGTCCTCTCATTGCCTTGACAAATTGGTTTTACCCAAAAAGATTGTTTCTGTCCTTTCTCGATATTCCAATAATGTTTAGCACCTGGCAACTTTGTAGCAAAAATGCAAAATTCAGTGCTAGACATATATCCAACCTTAAATATTTGAGGGCAAGGATTGGTTTTACACCAAACCAATGTACTTCTAACATGGAATCCTATGTCTTTAAGTATATATTCAATAAAAGATACCTCGCTTTTAGGAACCCACATATATAGACTAGCACTGTCTTTCATAACTCTATACACTTCGACAAAGACGCTCTGAATAAAGCTGAAATACGCCTCATTATCTGCAAAGAAATCCCATTTGCCATAATTGAAATTGAGTTCTTTTTTACTTCCGTTCCTCTTTAATGCCTTGCTATCTATCGCACTTCTATCAATAGACTTTTTTTGAGAAATATTATAAGGAATATCTGTCATTACAATATCTATCATTCCATCATCTATTAATTTAAGTCCATCCCTGCAATCCATTTTATACAATCCATTTTCTAGCATTTTAAATCTACCAAAAGGAAACCTCGGTTTTATGTGCGCACAACCTATTCCTTTCTTTGATTTTTAGTCTATAGTTCTATACTTATCTTCGTGAAATTCCCTATCTTCTTCATTGGAATAGGCTCTTTTACAATTCGTACAAAATTCTAAATGCACCTCTATATCTGTGCTGTTTTCGTATCTACAGCCATTGTAATCATTCATTCCGAATCGCCCACTTTCTCAAAAGGAACTCCTCTTAAATGCTCATCAAGGTCTAATTCCGTTCCATCAATATTTCCATTCAGCTTGTTTTGGCAATGACACAATAGTATTTCAAGGTCGCAAATTCTACCTGCCCTATACTCACTTCTTACGAAGTCAAGAACTCTTTTTGCGCTTTCCATCCTGTACTTTACTATCTTTGAATTGCACTCAAGTCTTATATCTGCAATTTCTTTTTCATGCCGTCTGATTTCAGCTAAATCACACTTGCAAAATTCATAATCACTAATAAGTTTTTCCTTTGTATCTCGTGCGATTTCTTCTGCTGTATAGCCTTTAATTTCGCTCATTCGTTCCTACCTTCTTTCAATATATCCATAAACTTCTCATACTGCTTCTGTGATACCTTATTATTAGCCTTATCCGCTCTCAATTCGATTTTAAGGTGTTTTTCTGCGATAGAGGATAATTCCCTCGCTAACACCTTTTTGCCTTGCTGTATGCCGTCTCTGTAGCCTTTAGAGGGCTTAAACTCATTTATCTTTTCCTTACCCTCTCCCTGACCGCCTGCTGTCTTGTTGTATCTACATTGATAGCCTTTTTTGGTGTACTCTAATATCCAGTACTGCTCCCATTTATCAAGTTCGTTTTCTGGGTAATGAATAAAGTTTAGTTTCCAACCATAAGGATTATCTTTGCTATAAAATCCTCTTTTCTTGATTGATAAATCTATGTGCTGATACCCTACAAGGTGACCACACATCCTCTGCGATAGGTGTAGTGCTTGCCCGATGTAAAAATAAGGAATATTGTTCTCGTCAACTCTGGTCAAAAAATAAATACCACTCTTATCATCAAGTTTTGGATTTATCTTTAGTAGCCTTTGCTTATTACTTTTCTCTATTGCCTTAGCTCTTGCTATGTTCTGATAATTCAAGCGTTATCACTCCAATCAATTTTTTGACCGCACTCATTGCAGTAATTACATTTCCTTTGGTCGTGTGAATGGTTTTGAGACCGATTATATCTCTGTCCGACAAACCAACCGCAAATAGGGCATACCCAATCTTGCCATTTTATTACTCTATATTCTCCGTGTCCATTCTCACAATCAACAAAACTCCCGGTTTCTCCATTTTTTAAAATAGGCTTCCTTGGTATCTGCTTTTCTCTAGCTTCAATCACACTCTTAAATGTAAAGCTTTTCTTAACACATTCATCTTCAAACTGCATATAGTTTTCAAGGACTTCTACTGTCATTTTGCGGTCAGATAGCTTCTTGATTGTTTCAAGTGCCTGTATTGCCATTTCGTTAGCTTTATAATCATCTTCTACAAACTTGCAGTCGTTGTTCTCGTCCTCAATCTGCATAAACAATCTCATATTTTTCAGTTTTTCTATTGCTTCATTCTCTGTCATACTCACACCTCTTTAATTAAATGGTAATCCCTCGTCAGCTACGCCATCTGGGATTGACATAAAGCTGTCTGAACTAGCATTACCGCCCATAATTCCATTGTTACTGTTGTTCTGCTGATTAGCACGACTTTCGCAAAATTCATGTCTTTCAACAACACAATCATTAGTGTAGACTTTCTGTCCGTCCTTGTTAGTGTAGTTGCCTGTCTGCCATCTGCCCTCAACGATAATCTTAGTTCCCTGGTGTAAATACTTCTCCGCAAACTCTCCATTCTTGTCAAACGCGATACAGTTAATAAAGTCTGCTGCCTGTTCGCCATCTTTCTTAAAAGCTCTGTCAACAGCTAATGTATACCTTGCTACTGCCATACTTCCGTTTGCTGTCTGTGAATATCTAACATCTGGCTCTCTAGTCAGTCTTCCACATAAAATTACACGATTCATTACTTTTCCTCACTTTCTAATAACTCTTTATTGTCAAAAATGTTGCCGATAACTTCAATTTCTTCTTTCCACCATTCATAATCAGTGTTTTCACTATTTGTGGCTACAAAACAACAAGTGTCTTTCCTATAAATTACTTTTCCAATATATACGCCTTTTTCGCCATAGTCATTGTATAAACACTTAACAATATCGCCCTCATAAATCAGCTTTCCGTTCTTGTCTTTTAAGCCTGTGCATTGGCAGATAGTACATTCGTTTACTTCGTAGCTTTCTCCCTTTTTGTTGATTAACATTATAAATGGTGGGTTCGATTCAGAAAGTCTGTATAAATAACCAACAACCCATTCACCGTTATCAATCCTCTTTGCCTTGAATAAATATTTATCTTCCATATTCTCTCCTTTCTAATACCTTGATATTTCAATCTCACTATTCAATATGGTATTAAGTTCCTTGCTAAGTAAATCAAGCTCCTGTTTCACTAATGATTGAGCTTCATTTATCGCGGCTATCACAGATGTACTGTTTAATTTTCTATCACGGATATTTAATGCCTGACAATTCATATATAGTGTTTCTCCGCAACCGCATAGTGTGTGAACACATATATCTAATCTTTTGTTTCTACCTCTGTAGATAGTTCCTGTTTCAACTAGCTCTCCATATTTTGCATTGCTTATATACTTCATATTCTCTCCTTTCAGCATTTATTTGATTATGGACATACTTTTCTTTATTCTTTCCTTTTCACGCTTCTTTTTTGCTTCTGGGAAAATAAAATCCATAGCGTCATTCCAACCTTTTGTATAATTACATTCGCTGATGTAATCTTCATAATTTCTCATTGTTGGCGTGCTTCTGTATAATGGAATTTCAACCATATTCTCTCCTATTCCGCTTCTGATTGAAGCCAATCCATACAACTAGTTTCTCCCTCGTATTCTTTGCCGAATGTGTTCTTAAAAGTTATAAGAAACTCTGCCAACTCTTCATCTGACATATTCCTTATCCTGTCGGCATTGGTCTGTCTGCTATCGCATCTGCAACAAGGTTCATTATCCCTTGAATTGCTGTTATGCTGGCAGTTGCAAGTGTGACTATCAGCATTTGAAAGCATATCTGATAAAATACTTATTGCTTCGCCATACCAAACAGACACACCTGTTTTAAGGCTTCCATAACGTGTGTTCCAATATCTACTGTTATACTTATCCATAGTGTCTATGGCTATTTTAATTGCACATTTCTCTTTATCCGTCATTTTCTCAACCTCTCAATTCTTTCAGTTTTGCTTCTGCTTCTGATTTGTTCAAAAATACTGACTTGCCGATTTCACTTTCTGCAAAACTTCCTGTGATACTTCCGCTTGAGTTTGCATAATAGAATACGGCTTTTTTTGTTGTAACAGGTTCACAAATGTATTCTTCGCATTCACCAAACGAAAAGGCTGTTATTGTATATGCACAAGGTCTGCCAAAGTCATTATCCCATACTGTATCTCCCACCTTACAAGGCAACTTAATAAGTCTGCCCTGTTCTTCTAAGTCCTCATATTCAGCTAATTTTTCTGCAGCTGATACATAATCGTGTTCTTTTACCCACACGCCAGATTCTCCATCCGGAACATTATCAATTCTTTCTGTTAATCTCTCCATTGCTGCTCCTTTCCAAATTCAATATTCAAATTCTCTGTTTGAAATAAATTTTACAATTTCTCCATTTTCAATAATTACAAATTCTGCATAGAAATTGTCTATATTGTCTTTCATAGAGCATTCTAAATATTCGTCTTGTTTATCATCATATCGCTCAAACCATCTTTCCACCTCATCATCGCAACTTGTATTTTTAAATACAAAGAATGGGTACTCGCTTTCGTCAAGCTCTAAAATGCTATCTGCAATCTCATTAAATCTTTTGATGATATGTTCTCTTTCAAGTGGAGACAGTGCATCTTCACCCGATTTATCGTAATCTGTATTCTGTTTAACGAATTTTCTGATACTGTCAGAAACAAGTTGCCTATCTTTCGTGAAGAATATCTGTTGATTTGCAAGTTCCCAACAAATTCTATCTGCCGTATTCTTGCAGACATTTACCTCGTGATTCGTTCGCTTATGCACTTCTCCTGTTATATCCAAGATAATGCTTTTCTTGAAGCCAAAGGGTGTTGTGATAAACTCAGGAATGTATTTATCTGGAAGAATCCCCATAACTACAGGTGAGAAAAGCCATGAATTTTTAAAATCACAAATAATTTCTCCTGTATAATTCACTTTAATTCCAAACAAACTGCTATAACTCATACTGTTCTCTTCTTTCTATCTTTAATTATTGTCAAAACTCCTATCTGTCATAATTTCAGCAAATCTCTTGGCGAGAATTTCTTTGATATTCTTTTCTACAAAATCGCCGATAGTTTTTTCAGTCCTATCTTTCACGAACTGCTCAAAAGAAACACCTTGTATTTTCCTGTCACTACCCCAACTCGAAGCAGATACAAGCCTTTCAATTCTTCTGTCAACGATTTTTGTAATTTCTTCATCAAGATTTTTATAAATAACTTTCTCTACATATTCGTCCATAGCAATCTTGACCTTTTCTTCAATTTCCTCGCTATTGAGAGATATATTTAAAATCATTTTTGGTTCAGATTTCTTCATTTCAATTCTCCTTTCTAAAACGGACACTCACTAGGGTTTTTCAAATCCCAACTTTTCCCTGCTTCCGCAACATCCACATTTGCCCCACAAGCGGCTTTTTTCATCTTCTCGATAAAACTATCTCTATCAGCATTTTCACTTGATAAATGGCACATTATGACATTCTGCAAGCTATCTGAATAATTCGCCTTAACAAAATCGCAAGCCGTGTCAATGGATAAGTGACCTCTGAAAACGTGATTAGCTTTGCCTGTGTCTCTGTCGATTAAATCCTTGTCATAATTCACGCCTAAGAGAATGTAGTTTATGTCTTTAAATCTCCATTTAATTAGTTCACAATCGGTTATGTAAAGCATTCTTCCCATTTCCTTGTGAGTAATCAGAAAGCCGTATATCGGGCAAGGCTCGCCATTTGCATTGGTGTGTGTCCAATTCCCATCCAATGTCTGTAATGGAAACGGATAAATTGTGAATCCGCCATAATTCTTCTTGTTATAGTTTCTTTGGTATGGTGCAAATACCGGTATTGACATTTTTTTAAAATTGTCTAATGACTTGCTGTGGTCAAGGTGTTTATGGGTGCATAACACACCCACAACATCTTTAATGTTCCAATCTAAGCCTTTTTTAATCTCCTTAATCGGTATTCCACAATCAAGGATAAGCGTTTCTCCACTGTTGGAAGTTAATAAATAACAATTTCCGGCTGACGATGAGCCTAAGCATTTTAATTTCATACTCACACCTCGATTTCATCATCCTGTGGAAACTGGAAAACTTCCATATTGATGTATTTTTTAAGGATGTCTTTGAACTCTTCCGGCTTTAATGATTCTTCCATATGCTTGCATGTGCCACTTGCAAGAGCTTTTATAATTTCAATTCTCGAATATTGCTCTCTCAGAATTTCCATAGCCTTAATTGCCTTTTCTTTGGTGGAATAGGTTGCTATAAGACTGTTCAGAAACACTTCCGGTGGCTCTGCGACATTTTTAACTGCAACAATTCCATAATTCCCACCACTAATTTTTATTATTGAAAAAACAAAGTTTTCATAAGGAACATCTGTTTTTCCTGTCTGTGAAATTACTCTCATATCAGCTCTCCTTAATAAGATAAATTGATAACAATGAATGGGTCTTCCTGCCAAGTTCTCTTGTGTGCTGGCTCATAATTGTCAATATCATCAAATTCTACTTTATCGTCAAAACTTGCTGTAACTGTCACTTCCTGCGTGTCGTTTTCATTCTCTCTGTCAAATTCTGCTTCAACGTCAGTATCATATTCAGCTTCACAGTGAAACTTAACTTCTGTATCTGCATTATACTGACTTAATTCCTGTATTAACTCATATACTGTCATATCTAATCTCCTATTCTGCCTGCATAAATGGCGGAAGTGTGCTATCTTCTGCCTGTTCTTCGGTTACTTCTGTTGCTGTACCCTCGATAATGTCGCTTTCTTCAAAATCAACGCTGTTTGCATTTTCTTTAATCTCATCAGCAACAACCTTTTCTGTATCAAGTTTCACATCTGATATATTCTGAAATTCTTCCTGCGCATATAACCCTTGAAATCTATCTGGAAATGCTTCTCTTAAAGCCTGTACAACAGCTACTTTTCTAATCATTGTGGCTGGCTTTTTCGCCCATTGGCTGTTAAGCGAACCATCTTTTTTTCTTCCTGCATACTCATCAAAACCTACCGACTGATACTCGTCCTCTTTTCCGTCAATAAAGATTTTTGCCCAGCCACCTACGATAGTTTCGTTAGGTAAAACCATTGTTCCCTCTCGCTCTTCAACAGCTCCGTCCTTTTTAATTACAACAATTCCTGCTTTCTTTCCCTTATATCGTGGGTCTGCATTGGCTCTCTTTGTAAAAACATCTTTTCCAGTAACTATTGTGGCTGGGTCGTTGCTTCCATACTTAATAAGGTATGCTTCTCTCAAAAACGGATTTAAGTGCTGGTATCTGCATAATGACATAAACATCATTACTTCTCCGTCAGATACATTACCGCCGCCATTTACAAGGTATCTTCTTATCATTGTTGGAGAAATTTTTACCATTTCTCCATTTGATTCATATTCAACTAACTGTGTATTCTCTGCCATAATTATTCCTCACTTTCTTCGATTATCTTTAATTCCCTTTCTTCTCTTTCAAGTATTTCTTTTGTCTGTGCAATCCTTGATTCTGCCCGTTTCTTAAATATCTCCTTGGCATACTCAAAATTAGGCTCTGTAAGGAATAAATAATTAAATCTCAATGCCAGTCCTTCTTCATCTTTTCTTGCAGTACTTAAGTAGTTTGGAAAATTTCCACCAACGGACCTGTATGTCTTTGGTTTCTCTTCTGCTTCACAAACCTGTACTGTAATTCCTGCTTTCCCGTATCCTTTACCTGTATTCAATTTGTAAAAATAGAGCTTCATATTATCCCTCCACAATCTCTAATTTCTCACTGTCATTTACAATCAGCATAATCAACTGACTATCCACCATTTCAGCAACTTTCTTCTGATTATCTGTACTAAGGCTTTCAGAATCATCTAAAACAATAGGCACCGATATGCCGCTAATCTTCTGAATTGAGTTGCAAATATCAACTCTGCCTAAAATCCTATTACCCTTATTAGACATAGTTGTTAAAATGCTTTTTCCGTCAACTGTCGGTATGCAACAACTCTTGTAATTACCATTCTTGGCATATTCAAATAGCTGCCACTTAACTAAGCTGAAATGACTGTTTACCGCTTCTGTTAAGGCTTCGTTCTTTGCTTTATCCAGTTCATCAAGTAAATCAAGGATTTTCTCGGCATTAGTCTTATTCTGTTCAGAATCAATCCTCGTCTGCTTTAATTCTTCAAGTCTTTCCTCATCTGCTGCCGTATCAGACTTTGCAATCTCGGCTTCACATTCTGCTAACTGCTGCCTTAAAGCTGTTTCCTGTGCCTTTAATTCTGCCTTAATCGCCGAAATATCATTAGCCTTGTGCATAGCTTCTTCTTTTTCAGCAATCTGCTGTTCAAGTGCCTTATATTCTTCGGTGGCTGATACATCAATCTCCTGTGGAAGTTCTGCTAACTGCTTTTCAAGGTCTGCTAAATCCACTAAATGTTTTTCTAACTTCTGCTTTCTGTCAGCCAATTCCTGTTCAGCTCCAACTAACAATCCTTTGATTTCATCAAGCATTTTCTTAGCTGTGTTGCCTTTATCAGTAATTCTGTTAAGTTCAGTTTCTTTGTGTGTCTTAAAATCTGCCTTTAGTTTCTCTTTCTTTTCCTCTGGGTATTCCTGTTTGCAATAAGGGCAAATAAGATTATTCTCGTCAAATACACGCTGTTTTTCAGCTTTCCATTCGGTTCTGCTATCATCAAGTGTTTTCTGATATTCAGCTATCTTGTCCTTATCAAAACTAACAACATCTTCTGCATTGCTGATTGACTTCTTGCTATCCTCAATCACATAATTAAGGTTACTAATCTGTGATTCAAGATTTCTTCTTGCCTTAACATTGTCCTCATTAGCTTTGCGAGCCATATCGTTAAGCTCAAACTTAAGATTAAGAATATTTGAACTAGTCTTGTCATATTCAGTCATCAGCTTGTCATTGTCGGTCTGTTTTGCCACACAATCAGCAATCTTTTCTTTAAGGCTGTTTTTTTGCAATTCAAGGTCTGATACCTCAATAGCCTGTTTAAGCTGTATATCTCTTTCCTTTTCCTTAATCTGTCCGTCAAGAATAGGCAAATCCTTTGTAATCTTGGTCTTGGCAGCCTTATTCATAGCGGATAATTCTTCAACTGTATACTTATTAAGTAAAGGAACCAGCTCCGCTAATTCGGCTTTCTGTGAAACTATATCAAGGTCTGTAACATCTCCTACAAGGCTGAATAAGTATTCTCTCATTTCTGCCGGTTTCTGATTAAGAAAAGCATTTACATTACTGCACATCTTGAATATGCTCATATCCACATCAAGATATGCGTTGAAATCCTTAAGATTCTTTCTCACATCATTAATGTAATATGAGTTATCGTCCTTATAGCCTGTCTTATCCTTGTTATAGGTACGAACCTGCGCTTTCTTCATAGTTATTTCTTTTCCGTCAACATCAAGTGTAAGTTCAACACTTGTGTCCATATCATCAACTGATTTTCCGTCAACCTCTCGTCTGACAACCGGATTATCCTTTAATTCATAATCACAGTTGAATAAGCACCACAGATAAGCTGTGGCAATAGTTGACTTGCCCTTGCCATTCTTAGCCATAATTTTTGTAATGGCATAGAAGTCAAATTCTGCGTGTGCATAGCACATAAAGTTTTCAAGCACTACCTTTTTTAAAATTGCTCTTTCCATAAACATATCCTTTCCTTTTATATATTCATAATGAATACATCATCTTCTATTGAGAAGTTATCAACTGTCTTATCCGCAAGATAATGCCGTCTGTCAAGTTCATCAAACGTGCCGTCAAATATAACACCCTGAACTGGATGCCATACCTGACAACGCTTTTCATTATCTGCTGCCATACTAGCTAATTCCGAAACAGTAATATCACTATTCATCAGCATTCTCCTCTTCCTCTATAATTTCAACTCTGCCTACTGATACCTCGTAAGCTACTCTGTTTTCAATTTCATCTTCGCTTATCTTCTTCGCATAAGGTCTTGACTGAAACCTACCTGTCATTTCTATATGTGTTCCTACTGGCAAGTGACCTACGAACTTAGCTGTTCTGCCCCAAGTTATGCAAGGTATATAGTCTGACTTGCCATATGCTCTGTTAACGGCTATGAGAACATCTGTTATTTCTCTTCCAAGAGGTGTCTTTCTATATATAGGCGGCTTGCATAAGCGACCTACAATCTCAACTGCATTATCTACATCCGGATTAATTTCAACATCTTCTAGCACATCTATTTCCTTGGCGAATACACTAAGTATTAGATGACTATGTTCCTCATTATCTGTATGCTTGTTGTGTGACCTTATCTGTCCGTCAATTACTACAGTTCTGTCTACATCAAGCCTATTAATGCTTATTAATCTTTCCGATACGATTACTGGAAGCGTATCTGTACTTCCACTCTTTCTTAAAACCTCTATATAAAAGAGGTAAAATCCCTCACCACATATCTCGTGTGAAAAGGTTGGCTTTTTAACAACCTTTCCTAATATATAAGTCCTGTTATTATTTATCATTTGTTACTCCTTTCTCAACAAACCCTACAACTTTGCCACCGTCTATAACTGTCACCATATCTTTCTTCTCGTACATATCAATGCAATCCTGTACTGTTATCACTTTCTCGTTTACCTGTTTCATATTGTTCTTTCCTTTCTTTTGCTTTAATCTTTAATGTTGTAACTACAATACATATAGTTTCTAGTATCATTCCGACAACAACGCCCAACATAAACCCCTGTATCATAGCTTATATCTCTCTTTCATTATCATAGGCAGTTCGTAGCAGTCGATATAATCGTGAGTGTCTGCTATGTACTTCTTTTTCAGTTCACTCAAACCACACCCGTATTCGTGCTTTAACTGCCCTAAAATATCTTTTACAACTACTCTTCTTAAGAGTTCACAATGTTTATTTCTTCCTAAGAGGTAACTTGTTCTTCTGCCAATGTGTGCCAGGATTTCAAGTTTTTCTACCTCATTAATCTGTTCGCCTTTTTCAGAAATAATAAATATCAATCTGCTAAAACTCCTTTCTAATTAATAAGCTGAAATATCATTGACACAATAAATAATATTGCTGATAACATCCATAAATATTCAGCTATCTTGCTGTCTCTCTTTGCTTTCTTGTATGCCGCAATAGAGATTTCCAAGTTGTTTCTTTCTGCAATCAGTTCTTCTACTGATATGCTATACTGTGGTGTTGCCTGTATATCTTCCATAAACTTCTCCTTATTTTAAAAAATTGTGATATAATCCCTTTATCTCCCTATAGAAAAGAGGTGATTTAATGGATAACTCAAAGCTTGCTGAACTTTATGCTCTTGCTAAAATATGTGGTTATCAAGGTGATGTTCCTAAATTCAAAGAAGAGTACCGCAAATACTATGATGAATTTATGAGTACTATCAAGTCGCAGCCAGCTAAAGCCACAGCAATCGGTAATCCTTTTCGCATTGGCTATTAGCATTTAATTGCCAGTAAAGCATTGGTGAGGGAATTGAGAATTCTACATTCACTCTGTATTGTCTCATTTTTCTCACCTTTTATTACATCATCAGCAACACCTAAAGCAATCTGTTCTATATAGTCTTGCAAACTTCTTTGCTGTTCGTCACCTTTAATCACGTATGGTTCTCTCATTCCTGTTCCTTTCTAAAGTGCTGACTTGCCAACTTCCGTTGAATAGTCACGCTTTTCTTTTTCACAAGGAATATATGAAGAAGCACTAACAATAATCTTCATATATTCCAAAAAACCTTGAGCTTCCGAAGCAGATAGACCATATTGTGTGATTAATTCTTTTACAGAACCAGTTAATTCACCTATATCCTTATAGTTATGTAAACGCTTTACATAAAACATACAGCCTTCTGTTGTTTTTGTAAGTTCCTCTTTTATGGCATTTTCAATAAAATCTCTCATCCGTGCTCCTTTCTTTCAACTTTATTGATTGGGTTAAAATCATTATCAATAGCATATGGCTCACCTACCTGCCATTCTCCGTCAATAAATGTTATTTCAATAGCAACATTCTTGTCATTGTAGAATTTCATAACAATCACATCTGCCATTGAACCATCATCAGAAACAGCAATCTGTTCATATGCTTCAAGAAACTTAAAACCCTGTAATATATTAAACTCGTCTATTCTGTCCATATACAATCTCCTTATGCACAATATTTCATAGCATATCTCTTAACAATATTCTCAAATATTGCCTTAAGCTGTGGTTTATTATAAATAACAGCAATCTTAGTTGTTGCCACTTTTATAGCTGTCTTGGTATTACCTGCCTTTTCCATTCTTGCCACCTTGTTATCCTGTAATCTCTTAAGACTACAATGTGCGGTCATTTCCAACTCGCCGTAAAGCTGATTGTAAAGTGCCTGATAACCAATGCCACTTTTGATAGATATTTCTCTCACTTTGGCATTAATATCATTCTTCCAATCGCCGATAGGCTCTACGAAAATTTCTTTCATATTGTTAACAGTTGTTTCAACCTTGGCTATCTGCTCTGCCTGCTTCTTCTGTTCTATCTCTGCCTTGTTCATACTTTCAACAAGCATATTCATAAGTCTAAGCTGTGGTGAAAGCTGTGATACATCAATAGCTTTCTGCTTAACTCTTTCTTCTACTGTTGTGAAGTATTCCCTTGCTTCTTCTGCCTTTTCTGAATTACCTTTAACAGATAACTTCTTGGCGAAATGAGCTGTGAGCTTATAATCATCTCTCTTTACTATGCCACCTGTCGGTGTCTCGACATCTATGTCGAACCGCCAATAATCCTCATTTTCTGTGGCAAATTCATTATCTGTAATATTGCTTTTTCGCCCACCTTGAAAACTGCCCTTGTGCTAATCCTAAGAAGTTGTACAGTTTTCTTGCTGTTGTCATCCCCTCACTATCAATATCAAGGGCAACTTCAATAGGTGTTCTAAGCTCTATCGTCTTGACTTCATTCATTAGTTTGTTCCTTTCTATCGGCTTTCTCTGATTCTCTTACCATTGCCATTCCCTCGGCGACACCAAGAATGTAATTTTTCTTGCTATCATCAAGTTTTGGTATTGTATCGGATAGCTTCTTGATGATTTCCTTTTCCTTTTCGCTCATTTAATTCACTTCCTTTCTGTGATATAATGTGTTTTAAAAAACAAAGGGGTACTACTATGCAATATGTTCCAAATTATCCAAATTTAAATGATATGTTTATCAAACCAACAGTTCCAAATATGGAAATGCCTAATTATGAAAAAGGCAAATCTCCATATGAGCTTTTAGAAAGTCAATCTGCTTATCTTGAAAAGACAAGCAAAGAACTTCACGATATGGCTCAATCCGCTAAATCTCAAGCTGATTCCGCTAAAGAGATTGCTGAAAGTTCCAAAACGCAAGCTGATGTCGCATTAAAAACATCAAGTAAAGCCGATATTAAAGGTTGGATTTCCGTGGTTGTTTCTATCATCTGTGCTTTAATGGAATTTGCTGTACATCATTCAGAAATAATTGATTTTGTCAAAGTTTTGGCAAAATAAAATGGCAAAAAATCTGAAACAGCAAAGTAAATATTGAAAGTACTAATGCAACATCTGAAATAGATGGTTTTTTCAATTTTTTTCATCTCCTTTCTATTTGACTTTGTGTGATTATAATATCATACCCAGTAATACCTGTCAACATATTTTAGTAAAAAAGTTTGACATTGTGTGACTTTAATGTTATTGTATATATGCAGGGAGGTGAGAAGTGTGAACGAGCGAATAAAAGCCTTGCGAAAAGAATTAAAAATGTCGCAAGATGTATTTGCTGAAAAGCTAGGGCTTACCAAAAACTACATTTCGTTAGTTGAAAATGGCAATAGAAATCTTTCAGAACAATCAATTAAAGTTTTATGTTCTATTCTTAATGTAAATGAAGAATGGCTGCGAACCGGAAACGGAAAAATGTTTAAATCTCGTACAAGAGAACAAGAGATTGGTGCTTTTGTTAATGAAGTTATGGAATTAAACGATGACAGCTTTGAAAAGAAGCTTGTTAGTGCATTGGCAAGGCTTGAACCTAAAGATTGGGAATGCTTGGAAAGTATCGCAAAGAAATTGCTAGACGAAAAGTAAGAAAGAGAGGGTTTACGCCCTCTCTTTTGTCATATTGCATATAAACTTAAATATTTGCTCTAATATCCAGTTATCTTCTATTTTATTAATCATTTTTGTTATCTTTTGCCTGTATTCCTCATTACTCATAAACCCGCACTCCCCTCTCTTGCCCTTGCACGTTTGATAGCGATACGATTATTATAGAACACGTGTTCTATCGTGTCAAGTGTAGCGGCGATATTGCCAACGCCAATTAAACAATATCGCCTGCCAGAACTTGAAAATGTTTAAGGGTCTTTTCTCAAAGACAAGTTTATTATACATTTATCGTTAGTATATTTCAAATACTTTCGGTCGTGTTATTTCGACTTTATTCGACAACTAACTGGAACTTGTCGATTGCATTACCCATAACGCCTGCATATCCGTCCATTCCGTTAGATGTTTCATCATCTATCTGTTCTGGATAGAAGTTGCGGTTGTCAAATACAGATACCATATACTTTGCATACTTCCAAGGCTCACCCTCTGGCGTATAGTAAATGATTTCTATTGCGTCAATCTCGTGCTTCTTGTCACCTGCATAGCCATTATCGTAATCGTCATAATTAAAGCCAGTAACATAAGGAAGCCAATCTCCGCCCTTTAAGTGAACTCTGTACTTAACTGAACCTCTGCTAACCTTGATAATAAGTGCTGTGATAGCTTTATTGTCGCCTGCACCAGCCCAATCTTCTCTATCTTCTACTTCACCCCACCATCTATCGGTATAAGCGGCGTATGTAGCATATACGTGTTCATCTGTGCTATCCTCTGTGTTATCTTCTTCGCTGTTATCTTCTGTATTATCTTCTTCATTATGAAAGCCATAGAATTCTGATAAGTCGCAAACTCCGTCTACTCCGTCAACAACGCCGCTTGATGTGTACTGCCAACCTGCAAGGTAATGGTCAATGTTAGGTGTCTTGTCTGTGTTAACATCATCATTTAACTGCATTTCATCATAGCCTAAGTAGTAACGTGCTATCCAGAACGGACAATCTAAGTCGCTAGGGTCTGTATAGGGCTTGATGTAACTACCATAGAATGATAAGCCAGTATATACGCCAAAGTCATATCCTGCACCCTCAATAACCTCTTTGTAAGCCTTGATAATATCAATAAGCTCTGAACCTAAGTTTCGCATACAAGTATCTTCAACGTCCATCCAAACTGTTACCTTACGTCCGTCAAGTACCTCTAATACTCTTTTAGCCGCTGCGATAGCTTCTTCTACTGTTGGCGTGTAAACATAATTGTATACACCGCAGATATGCACGCCTGCTAACTGACAGCCTTTCCAGTTGTTTTCAAACTGCTTATCTGGGTCAAAATCACGTCTGATAACTTTAAGGATAGCGTGAGTAAGTCCTGCCGCCTTAACTCTGTTCCAGTCAACTACACCATTCCACGCTGAAAAATCTCCACACTTAATCATACTAAAATACCTCACTTTCTGTTGTTCCTGTTATATCTACTGCATCTGAACTAATTGTGTTATCTTCTGTGCTGTATGTTGCCTTGTAAGTGTTTTTAACACCATCAAGGAAGCTCTTAAGCTCACTGTCTAGTGCTATATCATTCGCCAAGTATGCCGCAAAATCATTGAAGCTAGCTGACATACTAACTGTGCCGCTTTCGCTGATTGTAGCTGACAGATAAGCCACCTGTTTAAGTGTTCCGTCTGAGTTTTGAACAGATAATGTTCCGTTCTTCTGAATTGATGAGTTGATGTCTAACATTGTGTTTTACCTCCTAATTCGCATTAAAAAAGGACACCCGAAGATGTCCTTAATTGCTTAATTGTTTTTCCAATTTTTTAATACGCATATTCTGCGATTGTACAGTCGCAACTATATCCGCTATTAATTCATCATAGCGTAATGCGTATCTTGCTGTTAGCTCTTTAGTTGTATTTCCGTTTTCGTCTGAGACTTGTGTTTCGTAGTTATCATTATTAATCTTTTTATCGATAAATAATCCCCAGTCATCTTTCATAGTTTCTTTAACCTGCTGTGCAATAAATCCGTGATGGTAGCGATTAGAAGTACCGTTAATCATTTTAAATTCGCAAGGTTTTAAATTGTAGATAAATTCAGAAGAGTCTTCTGAATTCAATAAATGAACATCTTTTTTTACGTTCTCGTCTGAATCAGAAGCGATTGTTCCATAAATTGACCCGAAACATCGCAAATCATATCCTATGTATGTACTTCCATATACTGACAGTTCACAGTTCTCGTAGTGTCTGTCCTCTGTATTTGTAATTCTGACATTTTGTGTGTCTTTTCCCGAATTTGGATTATAGCAATATACTGTAAGTGTCGTTGGTTTTTTAATATTGTCTTGGTAACCGCCATTCATCGAAATATTGGGCGAAAAAAACTCTAATGATTTGTTTAAATCGTCGTTTATTCTTATAATGAATTCGTATTCCGTATTTTCTGTTTTATTCTTAGTGCAATTTATTCCGACAACATCTCCATAATCTGCATTGAGCACTAAAGCTCTTCTTACTTCATTATTGCTAGTATAGTATCTTGTTGTAGTTATCGAACCTACATAATTTTCGTAATCGTCGACCCAAGAATAGAATTTAATGTAATTTTGGTCTATCGACATTCCTTTAATTCCATTATTTCGATATGTCGACAATATACCATTATCAATTGAGAAATTGCCAATTTGACCTTTAGAAGCATACATATATCCATCCGCACGAACGTACCAATTACCATAATATGCCCCATCTCTTTCTTCTTGGCAAGAGAATGTCCAAGCTTCGGAATTAGCGGGTGCCTGTATATAAGTTCTATATTTGCCGTAATCTTTATAGATAGAAGACTTGCTGATGTCCCAGCCTCCAATCGTGCCAGACGAAAAATAGCCGCTTCCTGTAATTTGTGCGTTAGTTGCATATAGTTTACCAGTTTGACTTATATAAAAATTAGGACTTTTGCTGTATCCCTCATCTTCAGTTCCGTGAAAAACCGAAAAAACATATGGTGTAATATCACCAGGTATTTGTAATGCAATTCTGAATAAGTCATTATTCTGCTTAAATATTGTACTTATTGAATCTTTAGACACTTTCCAGCCGCCAACGTTTCCGCCGTTCGCAATCAGATTGCTACAAGTTATAGTTCCGTCTGCTGTAATGCTGGCGTTCGTGCTGTTTAATGTAAACCTGTTGCCACTTAAATTAAGCCCACCCCTTGCAGTAATATTTATTGTATCTGCAATAGCTTCGATAGCACTCTTAAGCTCGCCTGTTTTAGGGTCTTTTTTGATATATAAATCAAGGCTTGTTTTAGTTGCATAACTTTCTAAATCGCTTGACTTAGCGTAAGTTCCACTAAGTGCCAAACTAATACTTGAACCATTATCATTAATTTCCTGCGTAATTTTGTTAATCATAGTAGTTGTTGTACTATAATTATCTGTCAGATTTTTCTTTGTCTGTGTTAATTCTGTTGATATGCTATTAAGATTAATCTTAAGACTAGCGTTCTGATTAAGCATATAGGCTAATTGTGTGTTAGATACCTCTTTCCAACCCCAATTACCTTTACCATCTTTAGCCCAACGCCAAGTTTTATGAGCTGTTTCGTTGTATGCTATTGCCCCGTGATATTTTGCGTATTCATCATTGCTATAAGTCCAAGTAAGATTATCGCTTGGAAACAAATCATCTGACGGATAAATAGGTATGAACCAATCAATAGCTGGGTAATTATCTTTGTTAGGTGTTTCTGTAACTGTATACACCATAAAATTATCGTTCGTTTGTTGGTATAAGTCAGATAACGTGATTTCATAGCTATCTAACTTCTGATTGACAGTAGAAAACTTAGTCTTAATGCTTTCGTTGTCAACATTTTCAGTCCACCACAATTTATTAGTGATAAAATCACTAGCAACTTTCATCATACCGCCCCATTGAGTATAATCTTTGCCAGCACCACTTGTTATAGCTTGCATAATGACATTAAGTGTCTGTTTTTCGTTATCAAGGTAAATCTTGTTACTCTTAAGTGTATGTGTGCTGTCGTTATTAATAACATTAAACAATGTTTCGATATCCAGCTTACTCGCATTGATATTAGCATTATCTTGAACAACATCATCACGAACAACTTTCCTTGTGACGCCTTTTTCAGTAAGTCCTAAGGCATCAAACATAAGATTGCCAGCTTTATCCCAAACGTACATATTGTAGTCTGAATTAGCGTCTTTACCTATTTGAACTCTTATTCTGTCAGTATCTTTAATGATAATTGTGTTATCTTGCCAATAAGACATTCCATTTTCGCTATGAACCTTAAATTTGGTGGTATTAAGGTCAAGTGCTGTAATCTTGCTCGCAGCTATGCTGTCAATCATAGCATCCTTAATCTGTGCATTGCCGATAACACTTACAACTGCATTAGCGAATTCTGTTGTTAAACTTTTACCTGTCGCTGAACCAAACATTAAGGTCTTAATGTCTGCTACATCTGCATTTAACACGCCTACCTGTGCATAATCTGCTTGTAACTTAGCGATATTAGCTTCATTAATTGTAGCTTTACTTGCTGTCAAATTAACAATATCTGCTGTAATAGCTTCAATCTTATTAGCCTTTAATCGGTCGATATACGCTTGATGTGCTTTTAAACTCTCAATATTAGCACTAGTTATATCGGCATTCTCGATAACTGCCTTGTTGATTAAGACTAAATCAGCGTAGTATCGTTCCATTTGCTTTGTTATCGGACCACTAGCAATATTGCTGTTTTCTGTGTCAGATTGTCCGATAGATGTAACTGTATCCATTAAACCGCCGTCACATTCGTGCGTAATCTGCATTATAGGTACTTTGTAATCAACGCCGCCCTTATTAACAGTTATAATGTCGCCTACCTCTAATCGCCAATCACCTAAAAACTTAACTGTAAGCGGTCTAAACTGAAAGCCGCCTATCTTGTTATAGACTTCATTAAGAATTTCTTGTGTCATAAATGGATTAGCAAAGCTAAGTCCTGTTGTTCCGTCACCAGCGGTTATCTCACTTGTTTTGCTATCGCCGGACTTTGTATTGTTACAAGTCAGCTTTCTTATCGTAAAATCCTTGCTAGTAGTAAAAGTAACCCCTTGCTGATAGTATTGGTGTCCGTCAAGCACATAACCGCTATCTTTGTACCACTTTATTTCAAGGTTTCCGTCAGAATTAATAGCCGCATTTCCACCTTGTAGCGCAGCCATATAACCAATCATTTCACGCATTGTATAACCTTGTGGCTTATCTGTAATTGTATGTGTGTTTGTTATGCTAGTTGCTAACTGTATGCCTAACTTTGTACAGATTTCCTCTAAAATAGCTTTATCCGTACTAGGATAAGTTAATTTAGTAAAATAACCTTTTTCAGCTTTGTACATCTTGTCATAAGCTGTGTACTTAGTGTATTCGCCATTGCTTTCTTCTTTAGTTACAGTAAATATGCCTATCTGTACATACTCAATGCCGCTATCGCCCTTAACGCCCTCAAAAATAGTTATATCCTTATTTTCAAGCGTGATTTCTGGATTATAAATAGAAAAGGTAACACTACTACTGCAAGTGTTACCTATGGAAATGCTATTGTTCGGATTGATTATATTACTGTATTTAAACTCATTAAGTGTCTGATTGTATTCTTTTCCGTCAACTGTATACTTGCTGTAATATCTTGCATACAGTAAGTTGAAATCCGCACCCCAATTAATATTTTTCATTAGGTTGCTCCTTTCTGATGATTAATCGTTAATCATAAAGCTAAGTGCGATAATCTTAGCTGGCTCAATAGCTTCACAACTATCAAATGCGCTTATATCAACTTTCGTGTATTCAGATACTTCTATCTCCTGTTCTCCTAATTCTTCAAGTTCTGATTTTATCTTATCGTTATCACCTTTGTTTTCCTTGTGTATCTTCTCTATCGTTTCTACAACTGCCTTAAAATGTGGCTCTAATATCTTGATATTAGACATAATAGCAACTGCTAATCTGCCACCCATTTTAAGCTGTGCTACACTTGCAAGTGCTTCATAATGTGCTAAAACTTCATTTCCTGTTATTTTCATAGTTAATCTCCTTATTTCTGAATTAAACTTAGTTTCGCTCCGACTATTAATCCGTCCTCATTCTTCGCTCTTGTGAGATACGGATATGTCACATCTCCTGTGTATATTGTCATTTCCTTTTGTGTGCCGCCTAAAAATAGGACTTGTGCTGTTGGAAATGGGTTATTTTCATCACTAATCACATTGTCAAGTAACAATGCCTGTTCGCCTGTAAGTGGCGGTAATTGCAGTTCTACTTTGTCTTTAATAGCCACGATTGTGCCTACCATTTCTCCATAATCGTTTCTTCCTGTGTTCTTAGACCATATCTTATTTCTGCTGTATGTGTAGCCGTTATATGCTACTGGGAATGTTACTCCCTCGATAATTACAGCGCTTATCATTCAATCACCTCTTTTCTATATATTTACTTCAATAAGCCCAGACAGACTTAACCATATGGAAGACGGAATTAAGAATAATAACGATATGATAAGCAAGCTAAACAGCAATTCTGATGCTGTATACGAAGCGATAATGAACGTAAGGCAACAAATTACAGTGGTATCAATTTGGTGTAACAATTATGAATGGCAATTAAAATATCTTAATAGTTAAAAATTACACTAATGTAAGTTCAATAATTGAAGCTTTTGTAAATTCACAAAACCAAAATTCTACAGGTATAGTCGATAAATTTTCTACAAAAAAATCTCTATCGCCATCTTGCCCATAAGTGTATTTAATATTGCCTGTTTGTAATATTTGCGTAATATGGTATCGTGCTGAACTTCCAGAACCATAACCCTGAACAGAAGCGTTTGATGCTGTTGCTCCTGTATTTCCTTGTACAAATATAATTCCGGCAAATACATACTGACCAGCAATGTAGGTTTTGACGTGAACTCTCAATTTTCGTCCCGAGGGAATTGTCGCTTTGTATATAGCATTAGAATTGCTGTTTAGTTCACTTATCATATCATTATTATTCTTAATTCCGTCTTCCATATGGTTAAGTCTGTCTGGGCTTATTGGAGTGCCGCCGCTAGTGCCAGCTTTCCACGCTTGCTTTATGTATTGTATAAAATTCATAGTAAAACCTCACTTTCCAAGCACACAAAAAGGACACCTCACAATTAAGTGAAATGTCCTTGTCATTTTGCTATTTATTTGTTATTATTGACGTGAGCAACTTATATGTACTCATATGTGCTAATCAGAACAGGTCTACCCAACTTGTTCTGATTTTTTTATTATGCCGCTATTAGCTTCTTTGCCGGATTAGTTATAAACTCTTTTATCTCGTTATATCCCCAACCGCAATTAACAAGTCCACTGATAATCATTTCTATTGATTGTACCTTTTCAAGTTCTTCTACTGTGAAATAATCACGCAAATTAGCTTTCTTATCAATTCCATATTCTTCTCTTAACTGCTTTGCTGTCTTTCCGAATACAGTCCTATATACAATATCAGTATAAGTGGAATATGCGTGTCCGTGCATTCTCTCATTTTCGCTTGACTGCTGAATAGCTTTAGTAAGTGACTGCCTAACTGCTATGCCTTTTTCTCTCTCGATTAGTTTACCTTTGAGAAGCTCTTCCATTTCATTGAACTGGTTGATATAAGCTTCTTTAAATTTCATAGCTTTTTCGCCAGTATAACTCATAGCAAGTAAAGTGAAGCCATCTCTAGTCATAATAAACATTGACTGATTGCGCCCTTGCTCATTAATATAACTCGACTGCACGAAATTGTGCAGTCGAAATTCTTCACTACATTTCAAGTCACGTATGTCTTGCAATACTCTACGGTGTTCTTTTTCAAAAGTTTCTGCTACATCAAGGCTTGTTACAACTGTTACTTCTTTGCCTTTGCTTATTTTCCTTGTTTCTACTAGCATAGATACCTCCAAAATATTTTTATTTTATATTTCATTGGTATGTTAAAAGCGCACACAAAAGATTATTCTTGAAAATTTATCTTTCGTATGCGCTGTGTCTCGTTCGTTCTATTAATTTTAGCATATACCAAGATAATATATTTTATGAATATTGTCAACTGGTGTCTTTTTATGCTCCCCACTTTTTTATAAAACAACTTATTTACTTAAATCATCTTTCGACATATTAACAGCAAAACGATATATTTGATGTAATATCCATATATCCTTAATATTTTCTAATGCTTTATTTATTTCGTCTTTTAATTGTTTTTCCATCTGTTTTCCTCCAAAAAAATCTTGAATTTTCCGAAAGAAACTGATATGATAGATTTATCAATTCCTTTCGGATTGGTGGTTTAAAGTGTTGTGTTCGTTGGTAGCGTGGCAACACTTTATTTTTGTCTGTTTTTGTATTGCATTTCAATTCCCTGTCTGATTACTTTTGCTCTACTTACGTTCTGTTCATTGGCTAAAATATCCAATTTCCTAACAGTTTCATCATCCATACGAATTTCTATTCTTTTATCTTTTGGATTGTCCTTAATCTTCTGTCCTAATTTGGGTGACATACTATTAACTCCTTTCTTTCAAAAGTTACGTACATTTTGTACATTCATAATATATCAAAGTGTACGTACAAAGTCAATAGTTTTTTAATAAAAAATGGAACGTACCGAAAGATACGCTCCATTAAGGGATTATTTTTCTATAAAACGTGGTATAAAACTAATGCTGTTATAACTGCCAGCTCCATTATTTTTACAATTAACAGTTAAGCCATATGCAGTTATTTTGTCACCAGCTTTATAGTTTCCGTTTTTAAATCAAAATCTTTTGAAAAGTATATGTATATTTTTTCTTTGCCGTATTCGCTTTTATTCTTAACAACACCTGTAAAAAATCCTGCCTGTAAGCTATTTACTTTTTATTCTTAAAGTTCTATTAACTAACACTTTCCATGTATTGTAATCATCAATAAACTTATAAATATCCTTATGCTGATTTAAAAAGGCATATACTGCAAAATAATTAAATCCTCTAATATATTCTGGTGGTGGATTATCTTTCGTTTTTCCATAATCACATATTGCAAAAAAATTTCCATAATTTCTAACAGTAGTGTCGAAAACGTCTTGCTGTTTCACCATTTTTCCTGTGCAACTATTGTAATAATTAATTAACTTGTCTGTTGTTTCTTTTTTAATCGCTGGGTAATCATATTTTTCATTGTACTTCAATATTTCTGTCATTGAAATGTACGTTGCATGAAATTCAGACCAAAGCCTTATATAATCATTTTCGGTCAATTCTCTTTTGTTCTTTATCCCGAATTTTTCTCCAATGATAGTAAAGTCATCAATATGAGTTAATTCATGATGTGTTGTTGATATCATATTTACTAAATCATTGCCATACTTAATGTATACTTCAAATTGATTATTAATCGTTGGGTACACTAGCCCAAATTCTTTCCCACTAAGCATTTTAGCATAGTCACTGTCAATTTTATTAATAGCCTCATATATATTATCAACAATTAATATTGAGTTATTCCAATCTTGAATATCACTTTGTATATTACGTTCTTGCACCGTTATAAGTGTATGAGCTTTAATTCCTGCTTTGCTTATCTCCATATTACTTTTCCCTTTCCTTTTTATTTCCAAAATAGCAACATACCATTGTTCCACTAACGTATATCACTATAACGAATCCAAGGGATAAATCTTCTCTCCGAAACCATTCAGACATATTATAAAGCTCTTCATTTATAAAGTTTCGTGTTGATACTTCCGCGCTTGTTTCTGTGCCTTTTTCATTTTTCTCTGCGCAAAACTCCAAATAATCTTGAATTTTACCGCCTGTTCTTCTGCCACTATCCTGTAGATACCATATAAAAGTCGCAGATAATAACACCCAAATAATTAAGCATATCGCTTTCCTTTTCATTGTGATACACCCCCTTGCTATCCTAATGGTTAGAGTGTATCACAACATTGTATTAAATTCAATTATATGTTATATGCAGGCAACCCAGTCATTGCTGTGTACATATTTGCTTGCTTTTGTGTAACTCTGAATATCTCTTGTCCGTCAATTTCTATTGTTCTTCCATTTTCAACAGCGTATATTAGTTGCCTTAATAACATATTAGTTTCTGTTGTGGCGCTATTATCCATATTAATCTGTGGCATTGTAGGTATACTAGTATTTGCATTAAATTTACTTGCTTTTGTGCTTTGAATAATATCGCTAGTAAAGTCGCCTAAAGAAACCTCAACAGGTTTGTAATTAAGCTCCATACCTTGTTTGAAGCCCTCTATCGTGTATTCACCTATCTGTTTCATAACTCTTGATGGACTATGAATGTCTAAGGCATCTCTTATTGTATCAGATACGTTATCTGCGATGTATCTAGCTTCGCTGAAAATACTGTTTTCCATACTTTCTAAGCCATCATAGAAACCTCTGCCTGCATAATGACCTATATCCCATAATGAATCATATATGCCATCAAAGCCGGATTTAACATTGTTAACGTAATCATCAATCGTACTATACGTGCTACCTAAATTGTCAGATAAACCATTGTTAAAGCCCTCAACAACCCATCTTCCGTATTCTTCCGCACGCCTTGATGGTGAACCAAAATTCATTGCACTATCGTGAATATTTCTATCTAATTCATCCATCCAGTCTCTTACAGCATTGTTGCTTCTATCAACATTATCAACAATACCGTTAACAAAGCCATCTACTGTATTTCTTCCATAGCCCTCTACGTCTACTGCTTCTCCTGCTTCATTTAAAGCAGAATCAAGCATTTCTTGCCAATCTTCCTTAAGTTTAGGCTTTGTGTTGTTAACACCAACATTGGAATAAACTCTAATACTATCAAATAGCGATGTTGTGAGCTTGTCTGCCGCTTCATCAGCGTACACGCTTCCGTCTATTCCTAACTGATTAAAGCCATCTTTAACAGAATCAAGTGCTGGGTCTAATGTGCTTTTGCGCCATTTCTCAATAACACTTTTAATATAGTTTTCTTTTGTTGTGAATATTTTAGCTATTGGGTTTAGGTTTTCATAGTCTTTTGTTGCTTCTTCAACTACTGATGGAAGTTGATTGAGTAAGTTATACTGTACTTGATTAGCATATTGCATATATGCCGCGTCTATTCTCTCTGTGCCTTGTTGTACTTGCGTATCACTAGCGCCATATAAACTTGACCAATCAAATTGACTTGCATCTATTCCTAAAGCTGTAAGCCTATCTCTCATATCCGTTATAGCTTGTGACGATTCCGTTCCCAATGTAGATAGGTTATCTTTTCCGTTTTGCGCCGCTGTTACAACTTCATTTACAGCCTCACTAAATCTTTGAACATCAAGTCCGGATTCTGTCATATACTGTGATATATCTAATGCGCCGCCAAATCCTTGAATAGCAAGTGTCGCATTATCAACCGACTTGTCACTATTAATAGAAGATATTTTATCTATTAAAGGCGTAGCCGCATTTAAGAACTCTTCTTCTGATATTTTCCCATCATTAAACTGCTGTATAAGTGTTTCTAAATCTGAACTCATACTTGTAAACGATTCATTTCCTTTGTCGCGTAAACTTGCTAATTGTGCCACATACTCTGGAATTGCAACGCCTTGCGCTTCAAGAATATCTTTCCAAGCACCTACAACATTACCAACGATAACATCATATTCATCATTGAATACATTTTTAGATTCACTTAATAAGTTTTGGAATTGTTCTATAATTTCCGGCATTTTTTCATTAGTTGCGTATGCTCCATCTTCAACCGCTGTTTTTAAAAGATTTACATTATCTGTTGTTTCTTCAAGATTTTCTTTTGCTTCTGATATATTTTTAAGTTTGTCTGTGGTTTCAGTTATACCATCTGTTATTTTCCCAAAAGAGTCTTTGGCTACATCGCCTAATTCTTTCATTGTAACAGTTCCAGTATTTTGCAATGCTGTAAACATGCTATTAAATTCTGCTTCTTTTACAGCTTGTGAGATACCCACTATTGACGATATTAAGCCCATAGCACCTACTATTAATGCTGTAAATGGGTTTGATAAGCCTATAAGTTTTAATGCCGCTGTTGCCACACCTACGCCGCCTGCTATTTTAGCAATAGAAGCTACAAGGTTGTCGCTCCCTACCGCCAGTTCATAAAAGCCGCTCTTAACAAGTGAAAACTCTGCAAATACACCTATAACACCTATTGCACCTTTCTGCAATACTGACATTTTACCTCTAATAGTTTCAATTCCCTCATTAAATGTAGCAAAAAAGCCATTGTCATTTAAAGATGTTTTAAGGGTATTAAAGGTTTTATTAACATCAGTTACAGTTTTGGCTGTCTTTGGGTACATAAATGTTAGTGCCGAAGCCGCCGCCTTATTTCCATTAAGTGCGCCTGTTGCCGCCGCTACTGTTGTTGCAAATTTATCAAGTGTCTTGTACGTTTTTACTATACTAGCTACAACTGCTGAACCACCTATTGCCTTAAGTACTTTAGGAACTGCCACAAGCGATATGAGAAGTGTTTCTATAGGCGCTTTAGATAGCATACCTAAGTATAATTCAATAGCCGCCTTTAAGCCTTGCACAAGCACTTTAGCCGCCGATTTAAACACCTTAGTCCAATTAATGCCTGCAAGGAAATCTCCCATTTTCTGACCGATTTTAAACCAAGGAACATCATCTATAGCTTTTGCAAACCAATCGAAAATTCCTGCCACTAGGTTAGATGTATCTTGCCCTGCCTTGAAGAAATCGCCAACAGCAAAATCTTTAAAAATCTGTTTAACAGGTTCGAGTGCTTTCTCTATTCTGTCAGCCCAGGCAACTGCCGAATTCTCCATATTAGCAAACGCCTTATTCCACGCCGCTTCATATTCTGCCGCCGCCTTAGCAATATCGTCTGTCAAATCAATAGTGCTACCGCCGCCGCCACCGCTTGAACCCTTGCTTGAGCTTGTATCGTCCTGCAATTTATTAATTTCATCAAATCCCATAAGGGATAATGTAGCTTTCTTAGCTGAATCAGCTACAT